CTACAACTTTACCTCTACCAACAACAGCACCAGAACCTTTTGTTTTTAAGTCAGGGTCATATGTTTCTAAGTCAATGGCAATCTCATTAGCGTAACGTAAGTCTGGAAATTCTGTGGGTTTAACCCATTCTGTTTGAGCTTTAAATATTGGTGGTTTCATATTTTTTTAACTTTCTTTTTGCTATGTTTAAATGCATTGTTTTTAGATCTAACTTCTTTTTTAGTTCTTCTATAATTAATCTTAGTTGTAAATTTCGGTTAACTCCTATCTTCATAATCCCTTTCCTTTATCATTTCTAAATAATGTATTGCCTTATCGATGTCTTGCTGTTTCCCTTTCGCTGCATGTCTGCATATATATTTTATAGCTGATCCTTCTGCAAAAGGCAAACGATTATCATTTATAAACTTACTTGGTTGAATTTTCATATCTTTGTAATGAGATCCTCCAACTTGTTTTTTGTATGCACTCATATTATAAATTCCTTTCTTTTATTATTATTTTTAATCAAGAATAAATTTTGCATTGATCTAGTCACTGCTACATACCAAACCCTGTATTCTTCATCTTTTTTAGCTTTTGATTTATTTGCTGCTTTTATTGTGTTGGCTGTTTCATTTAAAAATAAAACAACATTTGTTGCTTCTCCTCCTTTTGCACTATGTATAGTTGATATAGTTATTCTTGGTTTTTTATTTATTTTTTCATTATTAGATAATATGACTCTCAAATAATCTATTTTATGTGATGGCTCATTACTAAATGCTTCATACCATTCTAATTTAAAATTTGGTTTACCATCTTTAATTCTTTCTAAAACTCTTTGTTCTATAATTTCAGGAACATTTTCACCTTTTTTCATTTTGTTCCAATTTGAAATATCCTCATATAAATTTTTACCCATACTATTTCTTCCATCTACAGCTTTGTAGAACAAACCCTTTTGTTTTAACATTTTAGGTATTTCTTTTAATAATGTATTTGTTCTAGCTAATATTAACCAACTTCCTTTTGACATATCAATATCAGATATTTTTATAACCTCTGATATCTGTCCTTTTTCTTCTTTAGGAAAATATTTTTTATCTAATCTGTATTCCTCTAATCTGTTTATTATAGATAATGCTGCTTTTTGTATTTCGCTAGGTACTCTTTTAGACTGTGTTAACGGTATTTCTATTGATTTCCATTTAATAAAAGACTTTACATCTGCACCAGCCCAACCAAATATTGCCTGATCATCATCTCCTGCAACATAAATATCTATATCATTTTCTTGCTCTAATTTTTCTAACATATCCCATTGTATTTTAGAAAGATCCTGTGCTTCATCTACAAAAATAACATCTAATTTATTTTGTATTGTTCCTTTTATTAAAAATTGTTCCAACATGTCTGTAAAATCTATAAGACCATATAATTTTTTATAACTAATTATTTCTTTATTTATCGCCTCTAATTTGTTTCTTTCAATTTTACTTAAATGTTCGTTTAAATCAAATTGATGTAAGGTGTCTATCCTTTTAACCCTAGCTAAATTTATTATATTTAAATATTCACTATTAGAACTAAAAATACCATTCCATGCGTCTTTTTCATATGATGCATATTTAATTTGTATGCCACAGGTTTCCCCTATGGCTTTGTAATGCAATTCGTCCATAACATTGTCTTCATTTAAACCCAGGTCATTGAAAGCTAAAGAATGCAACGTTTGAAAATGTTTTATATTTTTTTTACTTAAGTCTTTATTTTTTTTTAAAAACCTGTCTTGAGCTTCTTCCGATGCTTTTCTTGTAAAAGCAAAGTAACCCATACGATCTAATGATACACCTTTTGCTAAATACTCATCAACTTTATCTAATAATGTTTTAGTTTTTCCTGTTCCAGGTGGACCTATAACTTTATATCTCATTAATAATTAGACCCTTTTCTTTCAACGGGTTTATATTCTATTTTATCAACATGCAGTTGTTTTAATTTACATACTTTTTCTATTTTGCCTTCTATTCTTAAAGAAAAATTAAACTCTACTTTAAATTTTTCCCTTAGTTTATAACCTATCTTTTCTTTAGATATCTTCCAGTCATTACCTAAATGTGAAATAAAAGATTGATATTTAAAATAATGATGACCTTCTTCAGTTAAACAAGAACCTAATCTTATCTGCATTCTTTCTCTAGCTTGTGGTCCATTAACACAATAATTATATAATTCACTGCCTAATATATCATCCGTGCTTGTTCCTTCCGGTGGGGTTATCTTTTCACAATTTTTTCTCCACTCAGTTAATTTAATTCTATAATCTTTTGGTTTTAATGGATCAAAATATATTCCTGTCTGTTCCCATATAAGATCTAAAACCTTTTTTTGATTTGTCATAATATCTACGTTAGGTATGACAACATCAATTTTATCATCATTAGGCATCACAACATTAAATCTATACTCAGGTATTTCATATTTTATTATTTGATAATCTGTAATATCAGGAAAAGCATTTATGTTATCTGATTTAACACCAAAAGTTCTTGAGTAACATAGGCTACGCATACATTTGTCTTGTATAGGATCTTCATAACAAGTGTGACCAGCTGTTTCTTTATCCCATGATTTTATTTTAAGATCTAATTTAGACTTATCCCAAGGTGTTTCTAAATAAGCATAGTTTGCTTTTGACACCTCGTCTGGCCATTTATCTTTGTATTTCTTTTTAGCAAAGACCATGTAATTATACATAAACCTATCTCTGCCATCATCTAACTTAGATTTTGAACATAAAGCTAAACAAGGTGGTCCATCGCTAAATTCTGGATTTGTTCCTAGTAATATATTTTTATGTGTTTCTTCTACTAAGGAATCTAATTTATTTTTATCTATTTTAAATTGTTCTACGTATTCTAAAAAATTTTCTAGGGATAATTTATTATTATCTTTGTCTACTGCATACCTATGTGTTTGACCATTATTATAATAAGGTAAATTAATAAAGTTTCCTGGTTTTATGTTTCCCTTGTCATCTTCCTTTAATTCTTTCTGTTTTGGAAAAATTTCTGTGCTAGGTTTTAAACCTAACGGAAGTAAAAAAGATTTTAAAGCTTCTATTAGGTCGGAAGCGATAATAGGTTCTGTTAAAAATAAATAACAATGTAATCCCCCACTTTTTGACATAAGAGGAACTAAAGGTAATTTATATTGTGCAAATAATGCTAGGTATTTTTCTATTTTAAATTCTGCGTAATTCTTAGGATCTATGTCAATACATCCAAATTGTGTTGTTTTATCTAATCTACAGGGTTGTATACCTATAGATATTTTTCCATTTATATGATTTTGATAATCAAGGGTGGTTATTGGCCTGCCAGACCATTCGTAATCAGGTTTTAATTTATTTTTTTCTGTATCTAATTTTGCTGAAAACATATCGGCAATGCCGAAATCTTCTTCATAACCAGAAAACAACTTTATAAATTTATCTACCATAATGATCCCTTAAATCAAAAATATGTTTATATTATGGGCGGTCTCAGTCTCCCTACACCGCCCACATTTCTCTCTCGAGAAACTAATAATTTGATTTTTCTACCTCAGGTGCAGCAGCTTTTGACTGTGCGCTTTTTAATGAGTTATGAAAATCACGGGCCATTTGATATATACCCGCATCATCTACTTTTCTTAACATAGCTATAGTATAACCATGCCAAGTAAAGCTACCTGAGTTCTCTACAGAATTTAATTTAAAAATTCTTGAAAACATAGGGGCTGATACAGACTTGCCAGTTTTAGGATCAGTTTCAAACTGATCTTCAATTAATGAGTTCCAACCTCTACTAACTTTTAGTTGAGTAGACTTCATTGTCATTAATGCTTTTTCTGGTCTTTCACCGTTGATTATAACAAAATGATTTGCAGTTTTGATAATCTCATTACCATTCTGTAACAAATCTTTGTTCTTATCGTTTTGAGTTGTATCTGCCATAACGCTAACACCCCTATCATTGCTGATTGGTCTACCTTCTCTTCTTTCAAAAGGTGCCCATTCAGGGTAAGTCATTTTGTAGAATACAGGAATAACTTCTATTCCTTTTTCTCCGTTATACAGTTTTTTAGTAACTGTATTATAAAACATACCGGCTTCTGCTCCCTCTACATATTTTGCATGTTTCTTTTTTGTTTCATCCGAACCACTTTGTAGTAGTTTTAGAAAGGGTAACGCAAGATCGCTCTTGTCAATGTTTTCCAAACCCATTCCTGAATCTGCAACAAAGTCCATAGTCGCTAATGCATTACTTTTTTTTGTTGTTACGTCTCTTGTTTCTTCGCTCATGTTATTTGCTCCTTGTTATTTTTGTTTTGTTTCCCTTAAACAGGTTAAAATGTTCAGATGGCAGTTCTTCATTATTTTCAGAACGTTCTCTAAACAATGCTTTAAGTGTCATGGGTTCGACTTTCAACTTTTGAGTTGGTTCTAACCCATGACCTTTTGCAAGGTCTGCGTAATCGCTCGCCTTGTTGTCTTCGCCACGACCAAAGGAAACGGTGATCTCATTTTTAATAAGGTCACCTAGATCGTGATCTCGAAGCCAGTTAAAAGCGCCTTCCTTTTTATCTATAGGAATAGTTGCGCTATATATCTCTTTAATTTCTATTGCAGAACCATCAGCTAGTTTCATGGTTTTCATCTTAAGTGCATCCATAACTTCAGGAATAGCTATTTGTGAAAGTTTATCTGCTTTTTCTTTTTTTCTTTTTAAATTTTCTTCTGATGTAACTATTTCGTCTTCTAGTTTTTGTAATTGTATTACTAAATCAGATAGGTGTTCTACACCGTTTAAATTATTTACGTCTTGAGGTGCGTCCTCAATAAACATATTTTGTAACTTTTCA